TTTTGATATTGTTTCTATTTCTAATCTACAAGCCTCTTTCCATGATACATTTTTAAATAAAATTTCTACGCTAAAACCATGTTTATTTACTATGTTTACCCAATACTTGTTTCTAAACTTTCTTTCATATGCCCTTTTTTCTTCTTTTCCTATTCCAACATAAAAAACATCTCCATTATCTCCTCTTTTATGCAAATAAACAACAGCCATATACAAATATAACAAAAAAGGGGCAATTACGCCCCTTTTATTTAAGATATGACTATTAATTAGTCACGAAAAAGGAAGAAGTTATTAGCTCCCATGGTGCACAATGCACGCTCAGACAAGAAATGAACATTCATTCCGTCGAAGTCAGTGTTAGAAGCACCACCAGCAGATCCTACGATCCAAGTCTTGTAGCGACGGTTTTCGTTCTCAGAAGCTCTGTAACGAACGTGCAAGAATGGACGACGAGCGTTTTTACCCATTACTTGATCGTAAACGTTCATAGAACCAGCAGGAACCAATACACCGTTGATACGACCAGCAGCAGTAGATAATCCACCACGAAGTGTAGGATCGTTCAAGTACTTCCAGTCAGTCTTGTAGAACTCGTATCCACGCTTGAAGCCAGAGAAACCTAAGTTCAATGCCATCTTCTCGTCGTTATCGAACAAACCGTAGCTAGTTCCACCAGTACCATAACTGTTTTGGCTAGCCAACATGTCGTCGATGTCGAATCCGAATTGACGGTTGATGAACAATGCATTCTCTTGGATAGCACCTTGCTTGTCCAAACGCTCGATTACAGCGTCGAAGTCAGCCAAGGTAGATGGGTTTCCACCAGACCACAAGTTACCACGGTTCTCGATAGCATAGAAAAGACCTTCAGATCCTTCAGTACCAACTTGAGAAGCAGTAGTTTGTGTAGCAGCACCAGAACCGCTCGCAGCAGGCTCAGTTTCTACCATAGACATTTCCATGTAGTCTTCAAAACGCAAACGAGTCTCATGCTCAGACTTGATGTACCACAAGTATCCGGTAGCACCATTTTCAGTAGAAACTTCTACCCATCCGATTTGAGCCATGTCAGAACCAGATACAGTGTACTTGTCCTTGATGATGATTGGCTTGTTGCTGAAGATGTTTGGTTGAGATTCCAAAGAACCGTCCATACCGTTTGCACCCTTCTTGAACTCAGAACCGTAAACGAATGCTACGACGTCAGAAGTTGTGTGAGTGAAACCAGGAGAAGTTGCACTGTAGTAAGCTACTGTGAATTGGTCAGCTGCTGGCAATGCAACAACAATACCTTTTACAGTCTTAGCAGCAGTAGCAGAAGACAAGATTACAGTTTGACCTACACGGAACACGCAAGTTCCAGATCCAATGTCAAAAGTTTGAGTACCGCTTGATACAGAACCAGTAGTAGCAACACCAGTGTACTGAGTGTGCAAACGACCATGCTCGTTCCATTTAATCAAGTCAGAGTTAGAAGGCAATTCAGCTCCAACCGCTCTCAAGAAAGAAGCGATAGAACGATTACCGTAACGCTCGAATTCTTTCTCGTAAGTATCAGGAAGATACTGATTCAAGAAATCGAAGTCAGTGATGTAGTTGCTAGGCAACGCAGTTTTAGATGCGGAGGGGGTTAACGCGAACCCAGGCACCGCGGATACAGATCCAGCCATTTTTTTGTTTTTTAGTTTTTATTTTTTGCTTTTTATAATCAGTTTTCCGCTAGATCCACTGTCCAAGGCTGTTATTTTGAGTCCTGACTTACTTACAGATTCTGGAACGCGCTTAACGTTCATGTCTATATTTTTTGATTCTCTCGCAACTTCGTCTACTGCATCAGCCTTGCCTTTGTCGTAGAAGTATTTTGCGAATGAGTCTGGATTCATTGCAACAGCTATCGCCCTATGATAAGCAGCGGCGTCCTTAACGTACCCACTCTCGTCCAAAAATTTCTGGAAGAAAGTGCTCACGTCGCTTTGAGATTTCTTTAGCGTTTCTGCATCGGCAGGCTTAAAGGCAACCTTCTTGTCTTCAATCTCGAACTCAAAACCTTTGAATTCATTTCCGAACAACTCGTTTGTCTTTTGCGCAAAGAACTCAGAACGTTTGATCTGCTCTTGTTGTAGCTCTCTAGCTTTTTGGGCTTGACTCTTAAAGGCTTCGTATTGCTCTTTTTCTTCTTCTGAAGCACCGACGCCAGTCCGCTCGACTGGAATCTTGTACTGCTCCTTCAGTTTTTCAAAGTGCTCTTTAGCCTTTGCAAGTTCTTTTTTCATTGCTACCTTCTTCTGTCTAACGTCAGTCTCATCGTCCAACATCTCATCATAAGAGAACCGTTGCTGTATGTCAAAGACAATGTCTTCTTCGTCTAGCTCTGGCTGTGTCTCCTTGTAGAATTGTAGTAGCAATTTTTGTGGGTCTTCGCTATCAAGGTCTCTATTTAATGCAATAAAGTCCTGAATACCTCGGCCCGTTTCTTGTTTGTATTTCAAGAAGGCAGACACATCCTCAGGCAACTCTGGCTGAACCTCTCGCTCAGTAAGCAACTCCTCGAATGTATTGATCTCCTTGTTATACCTATTCTTAATAAATGAAAGAACGTCTTCCTCTTTTAGCTCGATAACCGGAGCTTGCCTGCTTTTCTTGCTCAGCGCTCATTTTTTCTTCGTGCTCTTCGAGAAGCTGTTCCTCCAACTCCTGGACGCTCTTTTCTTCTTCAGCGTCAAGAACACGTACCTTAAATTCACTCATAATTTGATTTTATTTTTTGCAAATATAATATAAATATTTATCTAGGCTCAAACTCGGATAATTCAAACCCGTCTAGACTGTCTTCGTTAGACTCAAAGTTCATAGGAGGTAAGTCCTTCTTTCTCTGGTCTATAAGCTTTGACTGGTTAGAACTTTGTAGGTTTATCCTTTCGTCCTTTGCCTTTTCTTTTACGTCGCTAATGCTTTTTTGTGCGTTTGCATTCATTTCAGCTAGTGCCATTTGATACTGGAACTCCTTGTCCATAAGCATTAACTTCATTTCTGCTTCCTTCTGCATCTTCATTATGTCGTATTCAGACTCAGCTCTCTTTAATTCCATCTTTGCCTGAGACTCCATCTGTATCTGCTGCATCTTAGCTTGGGCAGCTGCCTGAGAAGACTGAACGTTGGACTCTGTCTGCATCTGCATTTTCTGCTGCTCCATCTCCATGTCCTTCTTCTCCTTGTTCTTTCTTTTAACCTTTAGCAACTCATTAGCAAGTTTAACATTCTTTAACTCTCTAATGTCTATTGCGTCCTCAAGAGTAATCTGTCCTGTAGATAAAGCTACCTGAATGTTAGCTTCCATCTGAGCCTTCTCCTCTTCGTCTGGAGCTACCTCAATCTTGATACCAAAGTCATGCAGGTGCAAGTCCTTGATGTCTTCTAAGATCTCTGTGTTGTGCGCACCAATCTGGTATATTAACTGCTCTCTTGTGTCTGAATATTCAAGTATGTCTGAGATTCTCAAAGAGATCGCCTCTGCTAACTTTCTTGTAATAAATAGGCCGCCCTCTAAGATGTGCCTAGTTGCCGTGTTTGAATTTAACGCAGCCAACTTCTGTACACCAACCAATGCGTTAGGGTCTGGACTTGATCCATCTCTTGCCTCGTTTAAACCAGTTACGTCACGAATCATTCCAAGGTAGTGGTTGTAAGAACTAACCAAGCTGGCAATCTTAGACTGTCCAGAGCTAGTACCCAACTCCTGGATAGGAATTCTGGCATTGTTAAACTCCCCGTCCTGAGTAAAAGATCTACCGATCACACTACCAGTCTGGAAGTACAACTTAAGAGCCTCCTCTGGATTGTAGTTTGATCCGTTTCCAAGGTCTACCTCATTTAGTCCATCAGCGTCTATATACACACCGTCTGGAACCATACGAGATATTACCTGCTGTAGTTTTAAGTGTGTCAACTGAATTAGGTCAGCAAATCCAACCATTCTACGAACCAAAGACTCGATTACTCCACGATACATTCTTGGAGCAACGCACACGTACTCAGGAATAGCAGAGTGTGATGCAGACTTTGGACGGACCATGTTCTTCATCATGTCCCACTCCAACAACTTGCTGGTCCCAAGAACCATCACCCCCTTATACCAAACGTCGATAACCTTTTCTACTCTCTCGTATCTAGCGTCATCTTCTTGTGGAGGATTAAAACTCTCGTCTCTTCTAATTACTCTCTCTCCACCATTCTCCAAGAACTTTTTCTTGTATACAAACTTCTTATCGGTTTTATAATTGAAGAACAATAGGTTTACTATCTCTTTCTCAAATACACTGTCTATGTACGGGCGTATTGCTCCGTAGTCCTGATACCATGTGTAGCTGTAATTGCTAATCTCTTCGATGTCCTCCTCAGAAAGGTCTGGATACATCTTCTTTACTTCAGATATGTGAACTCTCTTTATCTCGCCAAAGTAAAAACAGTCCTCAAACGTTGGAGAGTCGGTGTAAGAATACACAACAGCAGCAGGGTCTACGTACTCAACCTTTACGCCTCTATTTGGGCAGAACGTATGCTTGACCATTCCAATACCAAGAACGGCGATGTCATAGTCAACACGCTTCTTTATGTCCTCGTAGTCATTGTTATTTAGAATGGTTCTAATTGCTTGTTCCTCAGCGATCTCTATGCCCGGCTTGTAGTTAAGCTGCATGTACAGATTCAACTCGTCGTTGTTTTCTGGCAACTCGTCTGGGTTTACGTTAAATGCGTCTACGCCAAAGTCGTTCTTGACCTGGTTCAACAAGTCCTTTGCAAGCATGTCAGCCTCTACCATTCTTCGGTAGTCGTTTCTTTTCTTAGAAGACAAGCGGTCCTGAGCAGATGCCTTAACGTCGTACATACGGTTTGATATACCGTTTACTACGATGTCAACAAACTTAGGTATGATTGGTACTGGCTCCCAGTTTAGGTTAAGATACGAAAGATCTCCGTCTACAGCAAACTCTTTTTTGTACTTTGCGATAGACTGCTCTCCTCTAGCATAAAGTCTTAGCCTGTTATACTCGATCCACTGGTCGTAGTATCTACAGCTATTTGATGTTCTTTTAAACCACTCGTACTGAATAGAGAGTCCGACCTGTAGGCCATACTCCATAGACGCTTTTTCTTGCTCTGTGGCTGTATTGTTTGGGAACGTACTATACGGTACAAGTTGTGCTTTTTCCATCTACTTTATGATCTCGCTAGAGTAACCTTTGTTGTTGTATGTTGCAAATTTAACACTTATTTTTGATTGCTTCTTTTCGGAGATAAAGTCGTGTCTCATGTTAGCCATTATTGCCAGTCCACTACTAATAGACGCGTCATGCCTTGTACGATTATTTATGTCAAATCTAGCCCAGTCCTCTAAAGTCCTGTTAAAGTACATGTACCCCATCTCGTCAGAAGACCTATAGATTCCGTCAAGATCTATGCCAACATACTTCTCTATATACGTCTCTATAGCTGATGCGTGAGACTGTTTTACGTCCTCCGAAGTATTTGGTATACCACCAAGCTCCTTCTCTGTCTTAGACAGGTTGTGCTTCTGCTTGTCTGGCCTGTTCATGGAGAACGCCCTATAGCCCCTGTTCTTAAAGTGATACAGTAGCCTTGGCTTGTTATTCTCCGCAAGGACCGGCATTCCATAGTAAAAACATGCCATCAGTACGTCCTCAAAAAATATCTCAGCCGTCTGAGGCCTCGCTATGTATTCAAGAAAAAACCTATTACTTGGCCCGTCGTCCATGTGAAACTTGGTAAGCCCGTGTAGTGCTCCATTAGAACCTCCACCCCCAACTACACCAGATATGTCATACGGGTCACATCCAAAGCTGCCCACGTGCTCGTTACCTGGATAGAATGAGTCTCCTCTCTTTATTACGTTGTTTTTCATTCCTACCGGTGGCAGCCAAGACACTATAAACCTACCCTTGTTGTCTGGAGTCCACACCACCTCCGTGTCCTTCTTTCCGTCCTTCCAGTGAAAGTAACCACGGGTAAGCACTCGATCCTGCATTAAAGACCCGTTGTAGTCGATCTGCTGATATATCTTCGTTAGGTTGAATATACTTGCCTTACTCTCGTCCCTAAATGCGTGAGACTCAGTTCTAGGAAACTGCCTATAAAATTCGTTCAATGCGTCTGCGTCAGACTTTAGTGACGCAACCTCATTCTCCCAGTAGTCAATCACCCCGTTCTTTATCATTGAGCCATCAACTCCACGTATTGGAGACTTCGGCTTATGAAACACAGGCATGCCATGGACGTCTATGTATCCCTCAAAGTTCCACTCCATCGGAATAAATAGCCTGTAAAGTCCGCTCTTGGTCTGTCCGTTGTCATTTCTTTGTGCAGGGTCAGAGTCCTCGTACAACTTCTTAAAGTTTCCTCCTCCCTTGTCCAGTGCGTTTGACGTGGAGCCCATCATACACTTTCCAATAATACGACTACCCAAGCGCAAACACGTCTTAGTAACCCTCCAGTTATTTAGAATATTATTTGGTTGTACCCACTTTCCACTCTCGTCATGAATAAGAAGTCTTACCTTTTCTCCGTCATAGCTATTGTCAGCCGTATTCTTCCAGTCTATCGTAGTATTAAGGCCGTCTATGTCCTCATCCTCAATCTTAGTCATGCTCCTCTTTGTGATCTTAGAGGCAGGCACTCTATACGCTAGCTCCGTCTTTGGCCTATCCATACCGTCCTGTATGGGCTTAAAAAAGAATGGATAGTTATTCGATATATTAACAACCTTGTCGGTAAATAGTTTTTTGGCGTCGTCTCCAGTCTTTGACAGTATACCAAATCTTGCGTCCTTTGACATGGTTGCCTGATTTACTATCTCAGCAGCACTCATAAAAGAGAATCCAGAACGACGATTCTTGAGGTATATCATACCAAAGCATCTGTTGTCTGCCTTACACGCCTCAAAGTATATAAAGAAAATTCTGTTTGCCTCACGGAAGTCTGGAAGACCAACGTCTATCTTGGTCCACTGTAAGTACATGTAGTGGGTTCCTGTTATGTACGTAGGCTTCTTGTTATTTATAAACCAAAAACCGTACTCCCTTCTGTCAAACTCTCGCTCTACATAGTCAACCCACCTTGAATGAAACTCCTTTGGCTTTCTGTTCCAGTCAAATATGGTCTTTACTTTCTCTAGTTCTTTTGGATACTCTTGTGGATACCACCTGTCCCCTCTGTCTTCGACCTCTTTTGGCGAACTTGGCAATGCAATTCTGACCGAGTTGATGACGTATATGTCTCCAATAGTCCCATCCTTAGATATAACAACAATGTCATACTCTTCGTTATATCCGTACTCCCACGACTTTTCATCGTTTCTCTTCTTCAGCGTAGATACAGGAACTATACTGGAGGCGTCCTTCTTGTCGTATAGTTTGTATTCCTTGCTCATTTACTAAACTTTTCAGCAAATCCTCCCCTCGACTTGTCCTGTTTCTGATCACCCTGCATTGACTCTATCACATTTCTCTCGTCCTCGATCCTGTTCAAGATATCAAACGCATCAAAAATTGCCAGCTTCTTCGTAGCGGCAGCATTCTTCAGTCTGTCAGCGGCCAGCTCATTGTCTGGATCACCGGTCAGTATCTCCTCCTTGGCAACTCTAATTAGTTCCTTTACGGCTATCTCTCCGGCCTTTATAATTTCTTCTCTAGTGTTTTTTGTTGTCATAATACTGCTACTATGTTTTTAGTTGGGACCCTGTAGTACTTCTGGTCGTTTATTCTGAACTCGTACTCGCTGTCCTTCTGGAATGTTATTAAGTCACCAACAGACACGCCACTAAAGGATTCATCAATCATTGACACCCTTCCAACCAACTCAACGTATGTTGACGTGTTGTTTTGGTACCCATCGGTTCCCCTCTTTACTGGCTCTACAAATGCATAGTCGCCAAACATTTTCCACCCTCCATCTCGCATCAACATATATACACGCTCTGGCTCTACATAATACAACTTATTGTCAACCATGTAGTTAGACTTTTTTAGCCTGCCCCTCATGTCATAGTTTGACCTGAAAACGTTATGATGAACGACGACAATGTCTCCAACGACAACATCTAAAGACAGTGCCTCTGGCACGCCAACAACCCTAGCAAGGCGCTGGGTTGACTTAAAGTCCTCTATGCTGACATTAAGAATCAACCCGTCCTTGGTCTGATTTGCGTACTCATTTCCGTCTACTGGCTCTACCAGTACGTAGTAAGTTGATTTCATTAAAAGTCTATGTTGTACTCGAACGATATTGGCATGTTTGAATTGAAGTTCTTCCAGCGCATTATCTCGCCAGACTCTTCACTCTTGATCCATATAGTAACGTCACCCTTTGACTCCCTGGTAATGTCGTGTATCTTGTATGCATTGTTTAGCACGGACTGGCCAACCAGATAGTTCATGGAGTTCTTATAGTCACTCCCTATCGATATCTTCCTGATTAACATACTCGCCAGTCTCAAGATTGATCTCGATCTTTCCGTACTTCTCTTCCATTGAAGCGTATAACGCATTCAGCTCACCTGCGTGACGTAAGATCTTGTCTAGTGCGTAATGCTTTTTGATGTCATAGTCTGCAATCATTGTCTTAAGGCTAGATACAGACTGGTTCAAGTCTTTTAGAGACTGCAATTCTTCTTGTGTGATTGTATTCATTTGATTTTGATTATAAGTGCAAATATAGCAAATATAATCAAAAGATACCACCATTTAAACCACGACTCGGTATAAACGATTTGTGGGGGCAGTGTTATAGACTTCGTAATCCTTACCGTGTCTGGCTTTTGTTTTACGTAAGTCTTTATTATGTCGTGATTTCTAATAATCTTTACAATTACACTTCCGGTATCAATTGTGATCGTGTCGTGAACTTCTGTATAAAATTCTTCGTAAAATTCTAGCGTATCTGTTATATACATCGTGTCTATTACGACAACCTTCTGAGGCTCGCACATCTTCGGTTCCTTCTTGCACGCCCTCTCTAAGTGCCAGTTGGCCGAACACCCAGACAGTAGTAAAGTTATAATTAACCATCTCATTTTTTACCTCTATTTCTTGCTCTATTTTTTGACTGTGACTCGTTAACTAACTTGCCTGACTTGGTGTGGCTTTTGTCCATCTTATCGCCATTGCCATACGTACCATCTTTTCTGTTAGCCTTATTAAGTTCTGCCCTGTACTTTTTTCTTTCTTCTGTTGACTGGTACTTCTTGTCGTATGAATAGTCCCTACCGGTAGCCTTATTGGATCCGGGTCTATTGTTTTTTGCTACCACCTTATTCTTTGGCATGTTAAATAAATATGCCGATACCAATTACCATAGAGCAACTATTGATGTAGCTGACGTTCCGGTTGCCCAAACCTTAACTACGTGCACGGGGATAAACGTTCCAGTTGGTACTCCAGTAAACGTAACGTCGTCACCACCAATTGTAGTAACTTTTAACGTTCCTGTACCACCAACATATAATACACACCCGTTATTCGTTCCACCGGTAACTGCCGGTATATTTACTGTATCTGATGGCGTAACCGCAGCTGCGCGTCCCGCCTGGAGTTTAGAATAGCTCATGGTACAAAGATAATATATTTTTGTTATCCCTGGCCCCTACTCTTTTTGATGTAGTTTTTACTAGACTTTAGCTTGCTTGCCTTTGTCTTTGCGTGTACGCCAGGCCTAGATACTTTAGGCTTTGGGGTCCAAGAAGATACGCTTGAACCCTTTTTATCTTTTTTCGCCATTACTTTTTCTTTACTGGTTTTACTTTACTACCCATTCCTACAGCAGACTTCTCTGCCTTCTTTTTTGCTAGCTGAGAACTTGACATTTCAGACTTTGTGACTGGAGTCTTTGAACTGACCCTCTTTGTTGGTCTACAGTACTCATTCTTTCCACCAGCTCCACAAGCCTTGCCAGACTTTGTGTCCTGCCACTTTTCACTTTCCCATCTCTTGAGGCTCGCTCCCTTCTCCGTCTTCTTGACATTGCCTGAAGACTTTCTGCACTTTGCTATTGCCTGAGACGCCCTAGCACTAGGGAACACGTCGTACTGTGCCTTTACTTTTTTGTAACAAGCGTCTTTCATCCCTTCTTCCACTTTTTACTTGGAGACGCAGTCTTACTTGGGCTCCATTTTACTTTGTCAGCCCAATAAGCGGCTGACATCTTTCCTTTTGCTATATTCTTGGCATGACGAGACTTAAATGCTTCGCGCTGTCCTACTGTCTGGTTAGTCTTTACTCCCTGTTGACCGAATCGAATAGTCTTCACTTGGTCTCCCTCCTTAGCCACAACAATGTGAGACTTTGTTGGGTGTCCAGGAGTTTTCTTGGGCTTATTAAAGCCGACTACTCCCGCTCTTTCTAGTCTAGGATCCTTGCTTGCCATTTGTGTATTTGTCAATTACTGTATACCCTAACGAAAAGATCGTAATGAACTCCACCGCTTCCACGAGTTGAGGAGTATTGTAGTAAACCATGCTACCAAAAAGAACCACACTCCCAAAGATACCAACAAACCTTTTACTGCTAAACTCACCCTTGTCTCCCTTAAAAAATTCACTTAGCTTCATAGAAGTATTTTTGGATCATTAGACTGTCGTTGATCTTGTGCATTTCATCAAGAACAATAGAAGCGCTGTCAGCAAGCTCTTCGCTACGCCTTATCTCCTTGTCTGCTTCGCTCTCTTTCTCTGGTTGAGTTGTAAGTGCCATTATAATAGCTACAACAAAAATAATGTAAAGTAGTTTCATATCTTACCTAAATTTTTGTAAATGCTTATTTCAGTAATTAACGCAGAACACAATGAATCTTGCGTTTTTAACATTTTTGACATTTTATCTAACTTCGCCTCACACAACTCCAACCGCTTTTCACATCGGTCATTGATGGCTTTTGATTGGCGTTCAGCCCTATAATATAGCACACTCACAACAATTAACATTAAGAATGTAATCGCTTTTGCTGGATCACTGCGAAAATCTTGAAAGGTTATGGGTAGTTTCATTGGTATCAGTTAGTTTCATCGAATGGGAAAGGTGTTGGTTTAGGTATGTATTCGCCTTGTGGAAGGTCAAATAGCCACATATACTCTGAATCTTTAAAGGTTTCTTTGTCTTGCTCGTTGCCAAAAAAAAACCATACGTCATTAATGTCTTGAACGCAATTAATGAAGCAGTAAGGATTTATAAATTTACCTTGCACCTGCTCTGCTTGTTCGTCGGTTAAAATATATCCTATCATACGTTGCGAGATAAAGTTGTTTGGAATGCTTGTACTGCGGTGTAAAAATTAGATGCTTCTGTAGTTGATAATCCATCACCTATTGAAGCAAAAGCACATTGCCTATTACTTGGGATATTAACTGAATTTGCATTATTTAAACACCCAATCCATATATTAAATGGCACATTTTGAAATGATTGTGATGTTGTATTCGTTGCTTGTGTTGTTCCATTTTTTTGTCCAAAAATATTAGTTGAAGAAATTCTTGAAACACAATAGAATCCTGAAGAATCACTATTTGAATAACTAACCGCAACTCCACCGCCTATTCTACCCTTAAATGGATCGGCTGGCATCCTTACCGCTAACGCAAAAGCAGTTGATCCATTCGCAACTTCGCTTCCCATTTCAACAGGAAAAAATCCATAAGAATTATTTGTTCTTGAATAAAAAGATAAATGTACATTATCTGCTGTTGAGTTTGTAGACGGCAAAAAACCAGTGTCCATATATGCACTTGTACCATTAGGCGTAACCCCCGTACTTGCAAATGTCCAACCCGTTGCGGTAAAAGTACCTGTAAAACTTGAACTCTTTAAGTTCTGCGAACAAGCCGATGCACTTGCTCCAACCATTGGATAAATGGCTTTCATTTTAGTCCAAATACCATCAATTTTCATTTGCAAAACCAAAGTATTTACTGCATCTTGTTCCGTTGTAGAAAGAGAACCACCAGCAGTTGTAACTCGGTCAAAGAACGCTTGTGCATCTGAATCGTACAACGTCGTTACACTAATTATATTTGAATATCCTGTTATTGGCATGGCTAGATATGTGGAAATGGTGGTGTTGGTTTAGGGATGTATTCGCCTTGTGGTAGGTCAAACAAATAAAGGTATTCGTTTGGTAATAATGCTTTGTCTTGTTCTGATAAAAATAAAAACCAAACATCATCGATGTCTTGAACACAATTAAAGAAAATATCAGTAGAAAAAAATACTCCTTGAATAGCCTCTTTTTGTTCTATTGTTAAAATATAGCCTATCATACGTTACGAGATAAAGTAGTTTGAAATGCTTGTACTGCGGTGTAAAAATTAGATGCTTCGGTATCGGTTAAGCCGTCGCCTATTGATGAAAATGCTAATGTTCCATTCCACCAATAAGGAGTACCACTTCCACTTCTTCCAAGGTTTAAATTTACATTAGGTAAAGTACCTCCAGATGTCCTTGATAATAATGAACTCCCATTTTTAAATAGTTTCATTGATGAATTAAAAGCATTTACCTGAAACATTCCAATTTGATTTGTTGCGTTTACATCCGATTCAACGCCAATACCGTAATATACATTCGTAGCGTTGTACTGGTCTATAAATATTCCTGTATATGCGCCATTTATTTGATCTCCACCTCCATTTTTTACTCTTACATAAATACTAAAATGTGCATTTTGTACGGTTAAATTGCTATTAGCATTTAATCCTGTATCCATGTATGTAGATGAACCATTAGACGTTATTCCTGTACTTGAAAAAGTCCAACCACTTGAAAATATACCCGTAAAACTTGAACTTTTCAAATTTTGCGCACACGCTGCTGCACTTGCACCGACCATTGGGTATATGGCTTTCATCTTAGTCCAAATGCCGTAATCTTTTAAGTCTTCAACTAGATTAACAATAGCAATCTTTTCATTATTTGTTAAAGACCCACCAGCCGTTGTAACTCTGTCAAAGAATCCAGGAATATCAGAATCGTCACTTGCTCTAACCCTATAGTAATAAGTAGTATTTGAACTTAGTCCAGTAACCGAGTAAGAATTAGTAAACACTACTTGATCTTGCAGCACAAATGTAGAAAATGAACTACTCAAACTTACGTCTAATAAATAATAAGTTGCACCCGTGTAAGCATTCCAGTTAGCCGTAAATGACGTATCTGAAATACCAGTTGCAGCAGTTGCTACTGGAGCGTTTTGCCAAACTAGATTAGAACCCAAATAAACAGAGCTAACCTGACTATTGCCAAGTTTTACCGTGTTTATTGTGTTTAAACCTAACTTCATCAGATAATAAAATACAGGGTAGTTGCACTTGGCGTTAATGCATCGTATTCAGCCTGCGTAACCGCAGCCAAAGCTGTAACGTCATAAGTCGCACCATCGTAAGTAGCAATCTTTGCGTCCAACTGAGTTTGAACATTACTCGTAACAGAGTTAATGTACTGAAGCTCCGTGTTGGTAACACTTCCGTCCGCTAATTTAGTAGCGTCTATTCCTGTCGGCAAGTCGCTTGCCGCTAAGTCAGCCCCAGCAGTTACTAATCCTTTTGAATCGTAGGTTATTTTGGTTTTTGTAGCGCCAGTAATTGCGGCGTTCTCGTCTACTTTACCGTCAAGCGCTGCTTGTGTTGCAGTAGATATTGGCTTATTTGCGTCGCTTGTATTGTCTACATTACCAAGACCTACGTCAGACTTTGTTATGTCAATGTTTCCACTTCCAAGTAAGCTCTGGCCCTCTACTGTCTTTATGTTAGTTCCGCTTACTAGAGTATCCTGCTTTGATGTAGCTAGACCGCTGTACAGGCTATTTACTGCGTTATCGCCAGTATTTGTACCGCTAGTATTGCCAATTACAGTTAACTGAGCGTCTGTTACGTATCTTTTATTTGTACTGTCCGCAATGTCAGCAGTTGTTGCGTCAGCGCCGGCAGTTACTAAACCTTTTGCATCGTATGTAATCTTAGTCTTTGTAGACCCTGTAATGGCAGCATTTTCGTCTACCTTTCCATCTAATGCAGTCTGTAAGTCTGTCTGGTCTGAAAGCGTGCCAGTAATAGAACCCCACGTTCCACCACCACCGCTTTTTACCACCAAGTCACTGTCAGTAATTCCAGCCTCGTACCAATACTCTACAACAGCACCACCAACCAAGATACCAACCGTTAGGCCCTTATATCTTAGGGTAGACCCTATCTCACTGTTTGCCGTTGCAACGTCTGCAAACGGTCCGTACTTAGCGTCGTTAGGTGATCCAACACCCACTAACACGCTCGCTGATAGTCCTATACCTGATACTGCCATTTTTTTATGAGTTTCTTAATTCTATGGTTGCGTTAGAGTTCGTGATTGCCGCCTTACTAACATGAATTTTATATGTCTGAGAACTCCAGTAACCATTTGGAGAGTTTACACTCTGCGTGGTAACTGGATCAAATACCAACGTGATAGCTCCGTTGTCCAAAGCCGTTACGTAGTAAACTGTTTTTGTTGTTGAAGCGTTTGGATATGCCACCGCAAGGTACTGTGCACTCATGTTGTATGGTATGCTAAGAGTTCCAGTAGAGCTTGCCACTACCTTTGTAGCTGTTCCAGCCGCTATAGCTGAAGCCATCGACGCGGCTGTTATTGGTGAAGAAGACTTCAAGTAAAAGTATGGATAAACTCCAGTTATCGAAGGAGAAGAAGACGAGTCAGTAACAGTGCCGCTTACACGGCTTGCGTCTAGATTCGTTCCAGCGTTACCCTTGTTATCGTAGTATGCTCCAGTTCCAGCGTCGTGATTAGCCGTTACAGCCCAGTTGTTAGTTCCTTCTACCACAGATACACTTCCAATGTCAAGTGTTCCACTAGCCTGTGTTGTAGAAGATATGCCCGTACCAGTAAACGTGTACGACGTAGCAGATCCAACTAACAAAGGCCCCTGAGTACCGTCACCGTTTACAATTCTTCCCTGGTTAAACGTAGCGGTCAATCCCCTGCTAACCGGTAGTCCAACCTCAAGAGTTCCGCTGCTTCCGCTTACCCCTATAGATATTGACTTTGGTGTCTGTATGCTTGCAAGAATCGTAGGAAACAAAATAGTGTCCAACACCTGCACCAACGTCTTTGACTTCCAAAATGACGCTGGCTGTGCTGTTGCTCCACCAACCGCTACACTATTTACTGCGTCTGCGATTGTAGAGTTGTATAGCGTACCCAAAGAGTTACCTGTAATTGTAAGTCCCTCGTTAGCGTCAACAGCATTTAATACGAAATGATTCTTCCATTCAGAAGACGTCGAGTCGTACACAAGCGCCTGTGAGTTTTGTGGAGTACCAACAATATTTACGTCCGTAAGATCGTTTAGCGCTATAGAAGCGTCACCACCATTAATGGTAATTGTATTTGACGTAGAGGTAATACTTATTCCAGTACCAGATATTAACGTCTTGAACTGCATAACCCCAGCGCTTGCCTGAGCAAATATGCCGGTACCTCCACCGATATTACTACCCGAAGATATTTTTGCGTTAATAGCAGTCTCTACGTTTACTATGTCACCTATACCAACAGCGGTAGTAGACAGCTTCAATGGGCTGTCAGTTCCACTACCGTCAGATAGGGCCTTTAACTCAGCAGAAAGAGAAGAATTATTTCCAATCTTTATTATAC